TGGTTCTTGGAGTTCGGCTTCAATATGAAAGTTGAGAAGCCGGTCTACAAGTTCGAGCACATCGAATTCTGCCAGGCCCATCCCGTCTATGACGGGGAGCGTTGGATTATGGTGCGGAACTACGCCGTGTCCATGTCCAAAGATGCCTGCTGCGTAGTGAAGGACTACGGGTGGGGTGTCGACGCGAGGCGCTGGTTGCGGGCGGTCGGTGACTGCGGTCTCTCAATGTCAGGGGGGATCCCGGTGCTGCAGGAGTACTACCAGGCGTTCATTCGCCATGGTGGGGAAACTGCAGCAATAGCCTGTGTGCAGGAAACTGGGATGGCCTTCTTGGCTAAGGGGCTGCAGCGTCAGGTTCGAGAACCCACGATGGAGGCGCGAGTTTCCTTCTATGAGGCCTTCGGTGTGCTTCCCTCCGCTCAGGAGGCGCTGGAGGAGCTGCTGCGAGCAGTGGCTTTCACGATTCCAGACTCACCGTGCATGGCCTCTGGCTCTGCATGTATTGGTTCCCTTCCTGTGTACTAAGTCCAGGTTCCCCCCCTGGCAATGTCCAAGTCCAAGAGTAAACGTGTTGGGTCTAAGACCAAGGCTAACAACAATAATGGTGGTGGCAAGGGTTCTAAGGCTGGTAAGAATAAGGTGCGCGTTTCCCGAATGCCACCAATTATGTCGGATCCACGTGTTGTTGCGTGGGATAGGCTACTCCGCGACCCTTGTGGCGCTGATTTGGCTCATCCTTGCTATACGGGCATGGATTCCGGATATTTAGTGCGCACCACGGATTTTATCACACCGACCATTACAGGTACTGGCTTCACGCCGACCGGTCAAGTGCCTTGTGACTACGCAATCCAGATTACCCCCTTCAACTACTCTGCCACCACTGGTGGCGTCGCAGCTGGGCCGGTTAACGCTGGCGTGGCGTTGCCAGGCTCGATTAATTTCGGGTTTGGTAACATGATCACCAATACTACTATAGTCAAGCGGTACCGCCCTGTTGCGTGTTGTGTCCGTTGGTTGCCCTCTGGGCCCTATTCCGGGCGTCAGGGATATGTAGGCATTGGACTCCTTCAAGGAATGAGCATTCTTCCTGGCCCAACTTACCAGATTAGTCAGCTCCG